CTGATAACTGATATTACAGATACAGATTCTAGCGTTGGTGGATTTTCTCCAAATCTAACTTCCCTTGATGTTGATTCAACCGTTGGATTCCCACAGTCAGGAGAATTGGTTGTAGATCTGCAAAATGGATCTCAGATCATAATAACATATACTGATAAGACGCTAACCCAGTTCTTAAATTGTTCAGGAATTACTCAAGAAATTCCCAAAGGAACTGAAATCAAGTCAAATGTTTTTTCTTATGGATATGGAGATTCTGATCAAGTTATAAAGTTTAGAGTTACTGGAGTATTATCAGATTTAGAATTAAGAGAAGATACTACTCTTTTCTCAGTTGGTGATCCAGTAAGAATAAAAACTCTTGGAAATAATATAACTGATTATAAGTTTAACAACTGGTTCTTTAATGTATCAACTCATTATGTAACAAAATCTGTAGAGTTGATTGATTCTTCAAACGATACATACTCTATCAATTTTTATGATGATCACTCTTTTGTTATTGGTGATAGAATTTCGGTTCTTCCTTCTTTTGGAAGACCTGGAAGAGAAGTTTTTGGTTTCGTAATTTCATACAATAATCCCAAATCAATTACTGTTTCTGGCCAAGGATCTTTAAGTGAAGATCAAACTTATGATATAAGAAAAATTCTATCCAGATTTGATTCTTTAAACGATCCTTTTTTAAATACATACACAACTAATGTTCAGAATGTTTATTCTGATGATCAAGAGAATTTATATGTAACTTCACCATCTTTACCAACTTATCTCAATCAAAAGATAAATGTAAATGACAGATCTGTAGTTTTTTCAGGAACATTCAGTGGAACTGATTTAAATATTGGAAAACATCCATTCTACAGTGGGGATTCTGTTTTTTACAGCGGATCTCTTGATAATAATCTAGGAATAGATAGTGGATTTTATTTTATAAAAAGGATAGACGATACTACCATTCAACTTGCGAGAAGTAGGGACAATCTTTATTCAAATGAACCAATCACTGTATCAGGAACGGTAGTTAATAATACTTTAGAATTCTCATCTTTAAGTTTAAAAGAACTAGAACCTCAAAAATTAATTAGAAAAGTATCAGAACCAATTGATAATGAAAGTAAAATTGATACCTTACCTGGTTCTACTGGAATTTTGGTAAATGGTGTTGAAATATTAAATTATAAGTCAAACGATAGTATTTTTTATGGTCCAATAGAAAGCATAACTGCAACTTCTCCTGGATCCGAATATGATATTATCAATCCTCCAATTTTAAGAATTTCAGATCTTGTAGGATCTGGTGCAACTGCATATTGTAATGTAAAAGGTAGATTAGAAAGAATTGATATTATCGATGGTGGTTTTGATTATCTGGAGGAACCTGTCATCAAAATTTCTGGAGGAAATGGTAATTTAGCATCTGCAAAAGCAAATCTAGTATCATTTAACCACTCTGTCAGATTTAACGCTTCTACTACTTCTGGGGCAATTGATGATACTGCCGATGCAATATCATTTATAGAAGATCATAAATTCAGAGACTATGAACAGGTAATTTATGATCCTCAGGGAGAAACTATAGTTGGAGGACTGTCTACAAACTCCTCGTACTTCGTCTCTGTTTTAGATTCTAAGCGTGTAAAATTATACTCAACTTACTCTGATAGTATTTTAGGAATAAACACCGTTGCAATCTCAAATAACGGTAATGGTATTCAGAGATTTAAATCCTCAAACAAAAAGAAAAAAATTGGATCAATTTCAGTAATAAATCCTGGAATTAATTACGAAAATAAAAAAAGAACTTCTGGAATATCTGGAATTAATACTGCATCAAATATAATCAGTATTGATAATCACGGATATAAGAGTGGAGAGATATTGACATATGATTTCACAGAAAATTCAGTAGTTGGACTATCATCAACTTCAACTTATTATGTAACGAAAATTGATGACAATAATTTTAAACTTTCTTTAGTTGGAACTTCCACAACTTTACCAAAAAATATCAATTATGTAATTGAGAATTATGTGGATTTGATTAGCGTTGGTAGTGGTATTCACATTTTCAACTATGAACCAATAACTGTATCGGTATCTGGAAGAATTGGAGTTTCTACTTTAACTGGACAAGATTTTAATGCCACTCTTCAACCAATTTTTAGAGGAAGTATTGAAAGTGTTCATGTTCAAAGTGGAGGTGATAATTTCGGAAGTGATGAGATCTTAAATTATAATAGACAACCAGATTTTCTTCTATTAAGAGGAGAGGGAGCTCAAATAACTCCAGTAATTAATAATGGATCTATTGTTGATGTTATTATCAATAACCCAGGAATCAATTATAATTCACCACCAACAATAGTTGTTAATGGAAGTGGTTCTGGAGCTGTATTAGTTCCTATAATTTCAGAAGGATCTATTTTATCTGTAAATATAGTGTTTGGTGGTCTTGGATATCTAAGTTCAGACACTAGTATTGACGTAATACCTGCAGGATCTTCTGCTAAATTTGAATCTAATGTTAAATCTTGGAAAATCAATCTATTTGAGAGATTTGTTCAAACAAATCAAATTACCGAAGATGATGGAATTATTGAAGATAGTTTTTCTGGTTTTGGGGTACAATATTTTCACCTATATTCTCCAAGAAAATTAAGATCTTCAGTTCTTGGATCAAGATTTAGAGACGGTCAAATTTTCTATCAACCAGATTTACAAATAGTTAATGGTAAAGAAGTAGTTTCTAATGCACACTCTCCTATTATTGGGTGGGCTTATGATGGCAATCCAATCTATGGTCCATATGGATTTACTTCAATAACTGGAGGTGCTGTAAGATCTATGGTTTCTGGTTATCAATTAAAACTGAAACCAAATAGACCCAGTACATCTTTATATCCAGCTGGATTCTTTATTGAGGACTATGAGTTTTTTGGCAGTGGAGATCTGGATGAACATAATGGAAGATTCTGCGTAACTCCAGAATATCCAGAGGGTGTTTATGCTTACTTTACCACTATTAGTGATGGTCAGGTAGAATCTGTTGGGCCCTTTGAAAATTATAAATCACCAGTATTCCCATATTTCGTTGGAAATACTTATAAGTCCAAACCAGAAAGCTTTAATTTCTCAAAATCATCAAATCAATCAGATATTAATATAAATGAAACTAATTGGATTCGTAATACCACACCATACAATATAACAAAATCTAATAGTGGATATAATTTCTTAGACAATCCCAACAAAATAAAAGAACAAATCTCTCATGTAAAATCTGTAACGAAGGGAACTATAAGTTCAGTTGGAATATTAACTGGTGGTCAAAATTACCAGGTAAATGATCAAATTATTTTTGATGAGGTTGATCTTTCTTCGAAAAAGCCAGTATCAAATGTATCTTTGATTAAAGGAAAGAAAGTATCTTCTATTGGTGCAAGCATTACTGAATTATCCAATTTGGAGTTTTATCCAACTTCAACAAATGGAACTAAGTACGTTGCATTTTCAACTTCTCCATATAATCTTATCAACAGAGATATTGTAACCTTTACATCAGATTTTGAAAATTCACAAACATCTAGATTATCTAATACAATCAACCAACTTGTCGTATCTACAGGTATAGGATCAACAAGTTATACTGGATTAGTTACTTACTTTAATGTTATAGGTAATCTTGTAGAACCTTTTATAAAAGAAAATGACATCTATCAGGTACTGAATGAAAAGGTAAAGGTATTAAATATTGATCCAAAATCCTCTAGGATAAGAGTACTTAGAAATATTGAAGGTATAAGTGGAATACAAACTTATTCCGTAGGTATTGCTATAACTGAGGTAACTAGGAAATTCTATCTCAGTTTAGATATTAATAATCAGTATGATTACAAATTAAATTCAGAATATTATTTCAACCCAGTAGAATCTCTTGGAATAGGAAATTCATCTGGTCCTGGAATAACTACCACTTTGTTGTTCTCAAACCCTGGAGTTGCTGCAACACAACTTTCTATACCAACCAGATCAATTTATATTCCCAATCACCAATTAAATTCTGGAGATGAACTGATTTATTCTTCCAATGGCGGAAATCAAATATCAATTTCAACCAATGGAGTTTCATCTTATCAACTTTCAGAAAATTCTATCGTTTATGCAACCAAGATTACTTCAGATTTAATAGGAATAAGCTCTTATCGAGTAGGATTAGGTAATACTGGATATTATGCTGGTATTTCAACTTCATCAGATCTTTTATATTTGACGAATGTTGGAACTGGAGATATTCATAGTTTTACAACCAATTATCAGAATATTTTACTTGGAAATGTTTCCAAAAATAAAGTAACTGTCTCAACTTCATCAACACATGGACTTTCATTGAATGATCAGATTAACTTAACTGTTATTTCTGGAATTTCAACTCAGGTTTCAATATCATATAATGATTATAATAGAAGAACTATTATCAATAAATTAGATTTTTCTGCTTTAGATGTAAATACTGCTAGAAATACAATTACCATACCAAATCATGGTTTATATACTAGCCAAAAAGTAATTTACACTTCTACTTCACCTTCTGGTGGACTATCAAATGAATCAATCTATTATGTTATAGTTGTAGATGAAAATACTATTAAATTGTCTGATAGTTTTTACTATTCTTCTAGAGTAGAGAGAAATGAAATAGACATTACTTCAGCTTCTTCCGGATCCATTTCTCCAGTAAATCCATCGATTGATCTTACAAATAAAAATACATTAATCTTTGATGTATCTAGTCCAACACTTTCTTTTACAAATAACGGAGTTCTTTATTCCGCTTTCAATTTAAATTTCTACGCTGATCCAGAACTTAAACACCAATTTGACTTTACAAATACAAATAATGTTGAAGTTCAGAGAAATGGAAAGATTGGTATTGATGCAAATGCAACTGTTGTATTGAGATTAAACGATTCTACCCCAAGAAAACTTTACTACAGATTAACTCCAACAAATTTAAGTGTAGTTCCTTCTGTAAAAAAAGAAATTATAGTTGATAATGAAGTCCTTGAAAACAACAGTATAAATGTTGTTCCTAGTTTGTATAATGGTTCTTATAATATCACAGGGATTACTTCCGATACTTTCTCGTATCTACTAACAGAAAAAGCAGAAAGAGATAGTTACGACTCAACAAATTCTACTATATCATACATTACAGATTCAACAAGCGCTTATGGAGAAATCTCATCTATAGGTGTAAATTTTGCTGGACTAAATCTACCTAAGATTCCAAAGATTAATAGAGTTATTTCAGACTTTGGATCTGATGAAATTTTAGAAGTATCTACAAATAATATTGGGAAAGTTCTAAAAACAAGTATAGATGATATTGGTTTTAACTATTCTAGTGATTATTCATTAAGGCCAACTGCAAAATTACCAGATGTATTGAAGATTATTCCACAATCATCAATCAAGTCTATTGGAGTATCTTCTGTTGGAAGAGATTATTCAGTAGCCCCCGATTTAATTCTGATAGATGGTCTGACAAATAATGTAGTAACTGATATTGATCTGAGATACAATCTTGAAGATAAAACTGTTGATGTTCTCAAGAATACAAAGTCAATCAATAATGTAACACCGACTATTATTCCAGTAAATAATAGTAATGGTATTAGTATTAGTTCCATTCAATTCATCCCATCTTCCAAAGATGTTGTTGTTACTTTAGGATCTAGTTTTAGTGATGCCGAAGATTTCCCATTCAATATTGGAGATAAAGTTCTTGTAGAAAACACAAGTGTTGGTGTTGCAACAACTGCTAGAGGTTATAATTCCTCCAATTATAACTATACTCTATTCACAATAGTTAACACTGATCCTAATATTGGCGGTGTTGGAGCTACGGTATCATACAACTTATCAAATTATTTGATTGATGGAGAAGTTCCTGGAACTTTCAATCCAGTAATTTCTTCGGGAAGAATTATACCACAAAAACATTTCCCAATATTTGAAATTTCTTTAGAAAAGAACACTTTTAATAAAGGTGAAGAAGTTTTTGCAAATGATTCTGTTGGAACAGTCGTAGATTGGAATGAAGTTACGGAAACATTAAAAGTTTCAACTTCCGACACATTTACTTCCGGAAATGTAATCACTGGTAGAACTTCAACTTCTAGAGGATTGATTTCAAACGTAGTTGAGACTAAATCAACTTATGTTGTTGGATCAGGATCTACAGTAGTAAAGGGTTGGAAAAAAGAAACAGGTTTCTTAGATAATCAATTCCAAAGAGTTGCTGATAATGATTATTACCAGTATTTCTCATACTCTCTCAGATCTCAAATTTCTTTTGACACTTGGAACAATCCAGTAAGTAATCTAAACCATACTGCAGGATTTAAGAAATTTAGTGATTTGGTCATAGAATCCTCTCCTACAATATCTGGTATTAACACAGATCAAAATTTTGGAGATGTTACTGGTATAGCCGACTTCTCCACATTTATTGACTTAAATTGTGTCAATGATTTTGATTTGGTAACTGAAAATAATTTTACTATTGATGGAAATGTTAAATCAGATGAAATAATTTTTGGAACTAGAGTTCTTCAAGACTATATTGAATCTGTTGGCAACAGAGTTCTTTTAATAGACGATATTAGTGGTGAATTTAACAGCAATCCTAGACCTACTAAATTTAGTATTGTTGATACCTTTGGATTGGATTCAAGATCAATCAAATACTTAGCACTTATTAAAGACTCAAGATTTAATTCACAATTACAAGTTTCTATAGTTTCTCTTATACATGATGGTTTTAATGGGTATATCAATCAATATGTTGATAATATCAGTAGTTATCATAACTTAGGATCTTTTGATTTCAACATAACTGGAACTGAAGGAAATCTTATATTCTATCCAACTAAATTTGCTGTTAATGATTATGACGTTAATACTATTTCTATTGATATAAGAGACACAATAACTTCTGTTGGATCTACAAATCTTGGAGATTCAGTTTTTGTAGGATCTTCTACCGCTAGTATTCCATCTGGAACTACATCATCAACAACTATCGTTGGAATTGCATCAACATATAGATCATCTAAGGTTTTGGTTCAAATTGGAGCTACTGATTCTTCCTATCAAGAATTTGATGAACTTACTATTCTTCATGATGGATCTAACATTATCCTCCAAGAATATGGTCAACTTAATACTTCCAACTTAGAAACTTATTCATCTCTTGGAATCGGAACCTATCATGCATACTATTCTGGTTCCAACATCAATATTGATTTAATTCCATATGATTCTACTCCAGTACAATTTGATGTAAATTCTGTCAGAGTATCGATATCAAGTACAGAATCAGTTGGAGTTGGAACTGAGATATTTAATAATTCTAGACTTGAATCTAGTTTCGTTGCAATATCATCAACGCCAACCCCAGGGATTACTACGATATCAACTTATACTTCAAATTATGATGGATCCTATTATATTGTAAGTATTGAAGATCTGACAAATAACCAATATCAAGTTTCTGAAGTTGTTGTAGTTGATGATGATAATGATGCTTATATTGTTGAATTTGGTATTATTCGGACTAATTCATCAATCGGATCTATAGGTGCAACAGTCACTTTATCGGGAGATGTTGATTTAACATTCACTCCAAATCCCAATACAAATGTTCAGATTAGAGTTTACAAAAATACTATTGGTTTATTTGATTCATCTATTTCTCAGAATATAATTGATTTTACAAATGCATCAATTAGAACAGGATATGGTTTCTACATAGGAGCTGAAACTGATATTAGAAGAGCTTTTAATTTAACTCACAAAAATAGACCAATCTTTGAAAGATATTTTGATGGTAGTGATTCTGATACTGTCGATATTACTAACAATACAATCGTAATACCAGATAATTTCTTTGTAACTGGTGAGAAAGTACTATATTCTCACTCTGGAGCGGGAACAACGTCAGCTATTGGAATTGCAACGACAACTATTACTGGAATAGGTGCGACTGATAAATTACCATCTTCTGTTTACATCATTAAGAGTAATGATTTTAACGTTAGAGTTGCTGCTTCTGCCTCCGATGCTCTTAGAAATCCACCTAATGTTTTAGATATTACTCATGTTGGAATTGGAACTTCTCACAGATTTATTTCAACTAATCAAAATTCAAGAGTTCTTATAGGAATTGATAATTTAATTCAATCTCCAATTGTTTCAACTGCAATAACTTCTAAGGCATCAAGTTCTATTGGTATTTTTGATACTATAATCACTTTATCTGGAATTACATCTTTCTTTGGTGGAGATTTGATTAAGATTGGTAATGAGATTATGAGAATCAATTCAGTTGGAATTGGCGGAACTAACAAAGTATTGGTTCAAAGACCATGGATGGGCACAGGAATATCAACTCACCCAGCCCACTCCTTAGTAACAAAAGTTAAGGGTGATTATAACATCGTAGATAATATTATTAACTTTGTACATGCTCCATATGGATCAACTCCAATTGGATCAACTACTAACCCACCAGATAGTAGAGATTTTGTTGGTATTGAAACTCGTTCTACCTTTACTGGAAGAACATTTATTAGATCTGGATTTGTAAATGGCGATTCCGAACCTTACTCATATAATTACATTTTTGATGATATTTCTTCAGGATTTAATGGAACTAACAATACATTTACTTTAAAATCCAACGGATCTAATATTTCTGGATTCTCAACAAGTAATGCAATTGTTTTAATCAATGACATTTTCCAAGGACCAGCAAGAGTTGGATCTGTTCAAATCGTCGGTGATTATGATCTTTCAGAAAATACTGGAATTACCTCAATAACATTTACTGGAACTGCAACTTCATCTTCATACGATATTAATACTAGCAACATTCCTCTTGGTGGAGTAATAGTTTCTGTTGGATCAACTTCTGGTTTTGGATATCAACCTTTAGTATCTGCTGGAGGAACTGCAACTGTCTCCATTGCAGGAACAATTTCTCAAATTAGTATTGGAAATAGTGGATCTGGATATAGATCTGGAGTTCAAACTGTTAATGTTGGAATTGCAACATCTAGCACTGGAATTCCAAATATTACATATATTGGAATTGCAACAGTTGTGAATGGTCATGTTACTGGAGTTGCAATTACAAATCCAGGAACTGGTTACACTTCAACAAATCCACCCATTGTTATTTTTGATGATCCTCTCTCATATTCAAATATTCCTCTGATTTATAGTTCTGTTTCTAGTGGACTTGGAACTGGTGCAGTTGCTGATATTGTCGTTGGACAAGGATCTAGTGTAATTTCTTTTGAGATTAGAAACACAGGTTATGGGTACGGTCAAGGTGAAACTTTAACAGTCGCAATTGGAGGAATAACTGGTATTCCAACAGACACTTCATTGTCTTTTAAAGAATTCCAAATTTTTGTAGATAAAACCTTCACGGATGAGTTTGCTGGATGGACTGTTGGGGATCTTCAAGTGATTGATCCAATAGATTCTCTCTTTGATGGTCAAAGAAAGACTTTCCCAATTAAGATTAATGGAGAACAAACAACTATTAGATCTAAAAAAGGATCTAATATTGAAGTAAAATCAAATCTTTTAATATTCATCAATGATGTCTTACAAGTTCCTGACGCTTCTTATACTTTTAATGGTGGAAGTATCATAACATTCAACGAAGCTCCAAAGGAAGGAGACTTCTCTAAGATCCTCTTCTATAGAGGAACAGGGTCAGTTGATACTATAAATGTTGATATATTAGAAACAGTAAAAGAAGGTGATACTTTAAGAATTAATAGTGACATTGAGAGATTGAAAGAAAATTCAAGACTTGTAACTGATATTATATCTACAGACGTTGTTGAAACTAATGTCTATCCTGGTCCAGGAATTACCCAAGATGAGACCTTAACTAGATCTGTAATCTGGTGCAGACAGACTGAAGATAAGATTATTGACGGTCAGGAAGTTTCTAAGGATAGAATTCTTTATGAACCATTGATTAATCCAACATCCAATATTATCCAAAGTGTAAGTACAGCATCAACTCAAATCTTTGTTGAGAGTGTTAAAACCTTCTTTGATAGTGCTGATGAATATTTACAAGATGGAACAACTGAACAACCTCAGAAAAAGATTGTAATTACATCACAAGATCAATTAGTTGCAGCAGCTGCTACTGCGATTGTCTCAGTTGCAGGAACTATCTCATCTGTTGTTATTTCCAATGGTGGAGTTGGATATTCAACAAACCCTGTTGTCATTATCGAAAATCCTGTAGGACTTGGAACAACTCAAAGAGCATCTGCAACATCAACAATATCTGTTGGTGGAACAGTTTCTTCAATATCCATTAGTAGCCCAGGAACTGGATATACAACAAAAAATCCTCCCGTTGTTCTCATATCTTCTCCTGAAGTTACCAGAGAGGTCATTGAGACTGTTTCTTATGATGGTGATTTTGGAATAATCACAGGTATCAATACAACTTCGGTTGGAGTTGCTTCTACTGGAATTGTATTTGATCTCTTTATTCCACAAAATTCATTCTTAAGAGACACCACAATCAATAATGTTGGAATTGCAACTACGGGTATTAGTGGAATACAGACTGGTTATTATTTTGTAGTCTTTAATTCTAATGTTGGAAATGGATTAACTTCGATTTACCAAAATGGATCTACTCTAAGTATTGGATCTACATTTATTGATAATGTATATGAAGTTGCATCTGTTTCTATCGGACAAACTGATGTTTTAGGTGTTGGTTTAACTTATGTTGCAAAAGTAACAGTAAGTGTTGAAGATTATAATGGATTATCTGGTCTTGGGTATAGTTCTTTCTATGGAGAATATAGTTGGGGAAGAATCCATAATCTAGTAAGAAGTGATAGTAAGGAATTTACTTCATATAACAATGGGTTGGTTGGAGTATCAACTTCACCTACTGTTCAAAGATATAATCCACTCAAATACCGTAATTACGTTTCATAAATAGATAAAAAACTCATAAAATGTCTGCAATTATAACTGACCAATTAAGAATACTAAATGCTAAGAACTTTGTCTCTGCGGCAACTTCTTCTGAGAATTCTTATTATTCTTTTGTGGCTCTTCCTAATGCAACAGATTTTTCTCCAACTTGGGATGTAAATCCTCCCGCTCCAATAGACAATTTTGATCAAGAGAATGATTATTGGGATACAATGATTGCTCTCAAAAAAATTGGAGAAGATGATGTAAAGCAGGTTGTCCGTAAGGTCACTTGGCAGTCTGGAATTACTTATGACATGTATCGTCATGATATCAGTAGAAATAGAACTTCTAGACCTTCTGGAGCAACTAGTTTATACTCGGCAAATTATTATGTAATTAATAGTGATTTTAGAGTTTATATTTGCCTTAATAATGGGACTTCACCAGAAAATCCAGAAGGAAGACCATCACTTGATGAACCTACTTTTGTGGACTTAGAACCAAGATCTGCTGGAAATAGTGGTGATGGATATATTTGGAAATATCTCTATACTATTAAACCCAGTGATATCATTAAGTTTGATTCTGTTAATTTTATTCCTGTTCCAAAAAACTGGGAAACAAGCACAGAAAATGCTGCTGTTAGAAATAATGCATCTACCAGTGGACAGTTGAAGATTGTAACGATCACTAATCGTGGTGTTGGTCTTGGAACTGCTAATCAGACTTATACAAGAGTTCCTATTAAAGGTGATGGTACTGGAGCTGAATGTACGATTATCATCAATAACGATTCTAAAGTTGAATCAGTCGTAATTTCTAAAGGGGGATCGGGATATACTTATGGAACTGTAGACATCGCTGCTGGTAATGTTCCTTCTGGTTCTACATCTCCAGTATTCAATGTTATCATTCCTCCTCAAGGTGGTCACGGAGCTGATATCTACAGAGAACTTGGTGCGTATAACGTAATTGTTTATTCTAGAATTGAAAATGATATAGAGAACCCAGATTTTATTACTGGAAACCAGATCGCAAGAGTTGGAATTGTAGAAAATCCAGAAGCGTATAATTCATCTTCGATTTTAACTTTAGATAAAGCAAGTGCAGTTGGTGCAATAAAATTATCTGGTAATTTCGAAACTGCAGTTTTCCCCACAGATAGTCAAATTATCCAAACAATCGGTGTAGGATCTACAGCTGTTGGTAGAGTAATTTCATATGATCAAAATACGGGTGTCTTGAAATATTGGCAGGATAAATCTCTTGTCGGATTCAATACTGATGGAACTGCTAAAACAAATCCAACTTATGGATTCAGTCTCAATAGATTTACTTCCAATATCAGTGCTGGTGGAACTACTGCAATCGTAGGAACAGCAAACTCTTTATCCATTGATACAAACTTCACAGGTATATCAACCGTAATAAATAATAGAACATACTACTTGGGTCAATCCTTTGAATCTGGTGTGTCTAATCCAGAAGTTAAAAAATATTCTGGAAATATCATCTACGTCGATAATAGACCTTCGATAACCAGATCATCTAATCAAAAAGAAGATATCAAAGTCATTTTGCAATTCTAAAGAATTATGCCACAGGAAACTAATCTCAACGTCTCACCATACTTTGACGATTTTGATTTAACAAAAAATTATTATAAGGTTTTATTTAAACCTGGATATCCTGTTCAGGCTCGTGAATTAACTGGATTGCAGTCAATCCTTCAGAATCAAATTGAGCAATTTGGCAACCACGTCTTTACTGAGGGATCCGTTGTAATCCCAGGATCATTAAGTTATAATAATGCTGTATTTGGAGTAAAGTTAGAAAATACTTTCAACGGAGTGAACGTTGATACTTATATTGATAATCTTCTTAATAGAGTAATTGTTGGGCAAGACTCTGGGGTAAAAGCAAAGGTAGTATATATTTTAAAGCAAAATGAGTCTGATAACTCCAACACTATTCTATACTTAAATTATTTAAATACAAGTGACAGTGGCAATTTTCAGTTCAGTGATTCTGAGAATCTTTTAGTAGAAGAAACTGTTTCTCCTGGTTTTAGTGAGTTAACATCTATACAAGCAAATCAATCATTTGCCACAAGTTTTAACATTAGGTCTTCTATTTTAGGATCTTTAGTCAATTTATCTGAAGGAGTATACTTCTTAAGAGGAGCTTTTGTAAGTGTAAGTCCTCAGACTTTGGTTTTAGATTCTGAAGGAACTATCCCATCATATAAAATAGGATTTGTAGTATTAGAAGAGATTATCAATTCCGATATCGATGACTCTTTGGTAGATAATGCAAGAGGATTTTCAAATTATGCTGCGCCTGGTGCTGATAGATTAAAAATATCTGCAATTCTGTCTAAAATACCATTATCAGAAACACAGAGCAATAATTTTGTTACAATATTAACAATCGATAATGGTGTTATTACTGATTTTAAAGTAAATCCTGATTTCAATATCTTAGGTCAAGAATTTGCCAGAAGAACATTTGATGAATCTGGAGATTATTATGTAAAACCATTTAAGTTAGAAATAAAAAATTCCTTAAACGATAGAAAAGGAAATGGTGGAGTCTTTAATGATAATCAGATAACGTATCAAGGAAATGTTCCTACTGATAGTTTAGGTTCTTATATTGTTTCTCCAGGAAAAGCTTATATTACAGGATATGAAACTGAATTATTGGCTCCAACAATTATAGATTTTGAAAAACCAAGAACAACTAATACTTTAACTAATCAAAGTATCATATACTCTACTGGAGCAACATACTCATTAAACAGAGTGTATGGATCACCATCTCTGGGAATATCCACATCATTTACGGTAAGTTTAAGAGATTCGAGATTAGGAGAAAATCAATATACTTCATCTGGAAAGGAAATAGGAATAGCTAGAGTATATGATTTTGCATTAGAGTCCGGATCTTACAACTCTGCTTTACCAAATACTAATGAATGGGATATTTCTTTATATGACATTCAAACATATACAGAGATTTCCCTAAATGAACCCATCACATTATCAACTCCAACATACATAAAAGGAAAATCAACTGGAGCAACAGGTTTCTTAAGATATTCTGCAAGTAATTCGGGAATTATTACTGCATACAATATAAATGGAACCTTTGCTATCGGAGAAAAGTTCATTTTTGATGGTATTGAAAATAATAGAGTAGCAACAGCTGTAACTTCATATGGAACAAATGATGTAAAATCTTTGTATGGAGTAACTGGATCTGGAACTACCTTTACTGCTGACACAAAGCAATATACATCAGTTAATATTGGATTGGTTAATATAACCTCACAATTTTCAGGAATTTCTACAGTATCAACTTCAGATTTCAATTTTGTAGGGGTTGCCACTGTTGGAAATATCGTTGCTTTTACCAGTGCAGGATTAACAGTTCCCGTTTTTGCAAAGATTCAATCAGTATCTGAAAAATCTCTTACTATTTCTGGAATAACAACTGTAACAGGAATATGTGAAGGAGTATTACCATCTACAGATATAACTCCATCTGATTTTAGAATCTTAAAATCAAGATTCTTAAGTTCGTCAGATAATACTCTGTATACAAAATTAGGAAAACAATTTGTATCATCCGTAGATCTAACTGATTCTCAATTAACGATCAGAAAACAGTTTGATGTTGTAATATCATCAAATTCATTAACTATTCCACCTACTGAAATTTTATCTAATGAAATCTTCTTACCATTTGATGAAGAAAGATATGTTTTAATCCGAGATGATGGTAGCACCGAACCACTGAGCGCAGATAAATTTGTCTTTACTTCAGGAGGTAAGGAACTTACTATTAATGGATTGGAAGGTAGTGGAAATGCAAGATTAATTGCAACTCTAAGAAAAACAGAAATTAAATCAAGAGTAAAAAATAAGAACAGAGTAAAATCTTTATTAATAAACAAATCATCATTAAATTCTTCTTCTGCTAATAATGATGGACTAGTTTTTGGAAACTATCCTTATGGAACTCGTATTCAGGATGATCAAATTTGTTTAAATGTTCCAGAAGTTACCAAACTTTACGCTATTTTTGAATCAAATGGAATTCAAGATCCAACTGCTCCAATATTAAATCTTCAAAATATTTCATCAACTTCTGCAACTAGTTCTGAAATAATAATCGGTGAAGAAATTGTCGGTGAGCAAAGTGGTTCTGTTGCTATTTGTGTAGAAAAACCAAGTTCCTTAAGTATTGGGTATGTTTACTTGAATAATATTCCCTTCATCGAGGGTGAAACTGTAAAATTTAAAGAATCTGGCACAACTGCTGAAATAAACAGCGTTGTATCGGGATCTAATAATATTGTAAGCAACTATACTTTAAATAATGGGCAAAGAAGCACTATTTTGGATTACTCCAGAATAGTAAGAAAAACAACTTCCTTGCCACCAACAAGAAAAATAAAAGTTTACTACGAATCTGCATATATTCCAACATCAGATACTGGAGATATAACAATTGTAAATTCTTATGATCAGTTTGATTATTGCGACTTACAATCAGTAGATGGAAATTCTGTATCAAATATTGTTGATTGTAGACCTAGAGTTGATAATTATGATCCAGATTCATCATCATATTCTCCCTTTGAATTTTTTGGAAGATCTTTTGATCAAGATCAAAACTCATCTTTAGATGTTTTAGCATCTGATGAGTCCATTATTTTAGATTATTCATTTTATCTTGGAAGAATTGACAGAGTTTATCTTTCCAGCAAAAATGATAACTCAAGAATTTCCCAATCATATAATAGAAGTCCAATTTTATTGGTAAAACAAGGAATTCCATCAGAATTCCCACAATTGCCAGATGAGGTATCTGGTAGTTTGGAAATTGCAAGAGTAACTTTGCCACCATACTTGTGCAATCCTCAAGAAGCTAGAATAACTCTGGTCGATCATAAAAGATATAGAATGATCGATATTTCTAAGTTAGAGAGAAGAATAACTGATTTAGAATTTTATAGTTCTCTAACACTTCTGGAAAATAATGCAAAGAATTTACAAATAAAAGATTCTAGTGGTTTAGATCGATTTAAGTCTGGTATATTTGTAGATAATTTCTCAACTAACTCATATCAAACTGAGAATTATAATTCTTATAAGAATAGTATTGATCGTGCAAATAATGAATTGAGACCATCCTCTTTCACAACCGAAATTGATTTGTTACTTGGATCTAACTCTTTGTTGGGAATTGGTACAATATCAAATCCAGATATTAAGTATGTTAACGATTTGATAGGAGATAACATTAAACGTAGTGGCACAAATCCAGATTCTACTGGAAAGGGTATTATAACTTTGGATTATCAAGAGGTATTGGAGATTGACCAACCTTTTGCCACTAGAATTGAAAGTGTTACTCCATATCTTATCACCGAATACATTGGTCAAATTGATTTGAATCCATCATCAGATATATGGGTTGATCAGGTTAGAATTGAACCATTAACTGTTGAGGGACTAGGTGGAATAGTCACAAGAACTCAACTAGAATCCACTGATTTTGATCCTCAAGCAGGTTTTAGTCCAGTAGATTGGAACTCTTGGGAGACTAATTGGACAGGAACCACTACGTCTAGCGGTACTCAAACTGTTGGAAATCAGGCAGTTATAAATTCTTCAATTGTTAGAACTGGAACTCAAACAAGAAGGGGTACTAGTACAAGAGAAATTAACACAACCAATAATGTTTCTATTGGCAACAGAGTGGTTAATGTTGATGTTTCTCCTTTTATAAGATCTAGAAATATTGAATTTAATGCAAAGAAACTTAGACCATTTACTAGAGTTTATCCATTTTTTGATTCCAGAAGTGTCAGTAATTATGTTATACCAAAACTGATAGAAATTGAAATGTTGGAGGGATCATTTGTAGTTGGAGAAACAGTATTTAATTCAAATACAACTTTTAGAGCAAGATGTGCAGCAATTAATCATAGATATGGCCCCTTCAATAATCCAACAAGTACTTATGAAACAAATCCATATAGTCAAGGTGATTTAATTCCATCTGAATATTCATCAAATTCCACAATTTTAAATATTGACACTACAAGCTTAGCTGATTTTTCTGTTTCTGATTTCTTTGGAAATATTTCTATTGGAATGGTTTTGGTTGGGAGAACAAGTAGAGCTAGAGCAAGAGTTAAAGATATCAGATTAATATCTGATCGATCTGGTGTCATAATTGGATCATTCTTTGTTCCAGATCCTAATGATTCTTCTAATCCAAGTTTCAATACAGGAACAAAGACATTTAAATTAACCAGCAATTCAACAAATAGTCCTTTACCTGGAGAACTTGTCGATTCTAGAGCAGAATCTAATTTCTTTGCTGATGGTCTAATAACACAAAACCAAGAGACTACATTAGCATTAAGAAATACTGAAATTCAAACAGTCAGTCTGTCAGAATCAAGACCCATAACAGAGACTATCAACCAAACCTTTACAGTTCCTGTTCCCACTCAAACTATTATTAGAACTGAGGTGATCACCGAACGAGAAGCTCGAGAACGAGAGCAGGCGGCGCGTTTCCGTGAAGGTGGTGCCACCATTGGTGGTGGAGACCCTCTTGCACAATCCTTTATTATTGGGGACGACAGAGACAATACAGGAAGATATATTACAGGTGTCGATCTGTATTTCCAAAAGAAAGATAATGTTGTTCCAGTATTTGTAGAACTAAGACCAATGAGTCTTGGTACTCCAACATTCAATGCATATCCATTTGGTATAGTCTATGTTTATCCTGATCAAATTAATCTTTCAGATGATGGATCAGTTCCAACAAGAGTTAATTTCCCAGCACCAGTATTCTTAGAAGGTGGAAAGGAACATGCCCTAATTGTTGGTTCAGATTCTACAGAGTATACTACTTTTATTTCCAGACTTGGTGAGATTGATATTAGTGCAACTTTAGGTCAAGAAGCATCTCAGGTTTTTGTTGAGAAACAACCAACTCTTGGATCATTATTCAAGTCTCAGAATGCTTCAACATGGACTCCAAGCCAATATGAAGATCTTAAGTTCAGTTTGTATTCTGCAAGATTTGTTGAACAGGGATCCATAACATTCTTCAACCCAGAGTTGAATGAAAATAATAAACAAGTTGCAACTTTAAGAAAGGATTCACTTGAATTAAATTCCAGAAGAATTCGTGTTGGTCTTGGAACTACTTTACGTGACTCTGGATTGGAAATTGGAAATAGAATTTCACAATCAGGATCAAACGCAACTGGAATTTATGTTGGAGCTGGTGGATCAGTAACAGGAAATCTTCAAATTATCAACGCTGGTATTGGATACAC